GTGTTGTTTTTTCGCGACACTCCCTTTAAACCCAAAAAAGTGGAGCTAAAAACCCGCTACAACCGCACTCAAAAACACCGTAAGTTAGACGACTAATTTCGGTTGTCCGTTAATTCCCAAAATAGTATAATAGTTGTATAGTAACTAATAAGGAGTAACAAATGTCTAAATTAATTTCATACGTAGGTTTTAGCCGTGTAGCAGGTGAACTCAAGTTCCGTACAGCAGGTAACGAAGCTCGTGTATTGCAATTGGCAAAATTGGGCGATACTGATGTTACTATGATGTTACTCCCTAACGAAATGACTAAAAACGAAGCTGCTAAGTTTGCGCTCACTAACTTTTTTAAGAAAGTTGATGCAGAAGTTGAAGCGTTGTTTGCGGCTAATGCAAAAGATGAAAACCCTTTTGCTAAACCTAAGGCAGTTGCAAAGACAAAAACTGTAGTGGCTAAGAAAGCACGATTGGTTATTGGTACAGTTTCAGTTGGTGCAGACGATGCTCCATACACACCAAAGCAAGCGGCAAAGATCCGTGCAGAATTTATGAAGAAACTCAAAGTTGCATACGAGGCTAACTAATATGAAATTCTATGTTATCAATCGCACTGATGCAAACTTTGGCGAAACAATTTTTGATAATGCATACGGTGTCGCAATTTATATGTTAGGACGCAGAATGGATCACTATCATATTCTTAAGGAAGATGATCTAGGTGCCAGGATTGTGCCGATCAACGGCGGAGATGTTCTCCGTTTACAAGAAGCTTGCGAAAGGACTTAATATGAACAGTACTGTTAAACTGTATAATTACTTAGGATACGAATATCGCATTTACGAAGATATCGAAGATGACAACATTAAGATTTTTCATTACTGTTACAAAGATGGCTTTTTAGTAAAGATGCCCGAAGAGTTTTACAACTACACCCCGTATGCAACAATGTCGCCGGCAGAGTTTGTAAAACATATTCAAACCCTAGAAGTATTTGCACAAGGATAATATATGTGGCCAAAAGATACACCACGTCCGGGCAGTAACCCATTTAAATTTAGTTACACCATAGACAAGAAAGATATTCCAGACTTTATTAATAGCCTGCACGTACTACAAGAACACTATTTAGATGCGGCACTAGAAGCAACGGACATGAAAGAAGCTAAAGAAGTGTTGGATAGGATTATGAAATTATGAGAGATGCCGACACTTTAATTCAAGGGTTTCTTGATAACAGTATTAATCTTAAAGATCTTACACCAAACGAACTTGATTGTGTATTAGACGAACTAGTAGCTATTGGTGAAAGTCTACTAGACACAGAAAATCATGACGTTGGTGTTGAAATATTAGATGTACTAGAACAAGCAATCAAATTACGTGATACTGATCCTAGTGTGGGATTTGAACAAGCAATCATTGACGCAGAACAACGTGGTAGTATATACTGGGAACTAGATGAATATACCGTACACTAAAAAGATCGGCTTCTGTTGCAAGTGGATTGATCGCCCAGATCAAACTGAAGGTATTGGTCCCAAAGACGATGCTAAACAGTACAACACTGGCTCTACTACTGTATCTTGGCTTAACCGTCAGACTAAGGATGTAGCTGAACAAAAACTATGGGACCTAATGGTAGGTAACATTGAATCTACACGACGCTTAGTAGAAAGAGTAGGAACATTAGATGAACACTTACGTATGGTCCGTATCAGTAGCGACCTACTTCCAGCATATACTCATCCTAATTGGAGCTATTTCTGGCGTCGCCCTGATGTGGTTGCATATTGTGAACAGCACTTCCAAACAGTTGGTATTCGAGCTAGGTTGCTTAATGTTCGCCTTAGTTTTCATCCTGGTCAGTTCACTGTTTTGGCATCTGATAATCCAGGTATTGTTGAACGTTCAATAGAGGAGTTTGAATATCATGCAGATATGGCACGTTACATGGACTTCGGAGCAAAATGGCAAGATTTTAAGATTAATGTACACATCTCGGGCCGTCAAGGGCCAGAAGGTATTAGAGCCGCTTACAAGAGATTGTCACCTGAGGCTCGTAACACAATCACAATAGAAAACGAGGAAAACTCCCATGGGCTCGAACATACTCTTAGCTTGTCTGATATTATTCCTACTGTCCTGGATATTCATCACCACTGGATCCGCGAAGGCGAATACATACACCCCGGAGATGACCGTTGTAAAAGAGTTATTGATAGCTGGCGGGGTCATCGTCCTACTCTTCATTATTCTTGCAGTAGGGAAGATGTACTTGTTGGACATAGTACATCCGCCGCACCAGACCACGCCTTATTACTTGAAACAGGATTTAAAAAGCAAAAACTAAGAGCACACTCAGACTTTTACTGGAATACACCAGCAAATGAATGGGCATTGAGCTTTTGGGATAACTTTGATATCCAATGCGAAAGTAAAGGCAAGAATTTGGCTAGTTTTCGCCTATATGAGCAAGCAAAACTACTAAACTTGTAAATACTATATTGCCGATGTTAGGCCTTAGTAGCACCCAAAGCCCACTTCGGTGGGCTTTTTCATTTTGCGATAAATACTCAATAACAAGGTTAAAAACAATGAGTACTTTTGCTAATGTCAATGTAGGGGCCACAGCTAACGATGGCACAGGTGATCCATTACGTAATGCGTTCATAAAAATCGATCAAAATTTTGCTAATATAGCCAGTGGTAGCCCCAATGGCGTATCTAGCGTAGCAGGCAGATCTGGGAACGTTGTATTATATGTCAACGATGTAATTGGTGCAGCCAATGTATATTTTGTAACAAGTCAAGTAGCCGCCGGCAACGCTTATGTTGATAGCCAAATAGTTGCACTTGGAAACATTGACGTTGTTGCATTAACTAATGAAATAAATATTTTAAATGCAAACGTCGGCAATATCTCATCCGAAATTACACAATTATTTTCCAATGCATCTTTGCAAGCCGAGTCGTTAACTAGTTTAGCATCTGATGTTTCTACATTAACATCATCACTATCAACACAACAAAATGAGATAACTGCAACCAATGCATCTGTGGTTGCTGCCAATTTGGCTATCATAACCGCTAATACTGGCATGCGTTCTTATGTTGATACTGCAAACGTTAATATGAAGTCCTATGTTGATACTGCAAATGTTGACATGAAATCTTATGTTGATACTGCAAATGTTAATATGCAGAATTATGTTTATGTTTCTAATGTTAATATGAAATCATATGTTGATAATATTACTAAAGTTGGAAATTTATCAGTCGTTGACCAAACTATAACAGGATTAAATGATGGACATCCATTAATTATTGGGTTCACTACTACGCAGTTTTTACATACAACAATATTTGAAGATATACTTACAGCGAACGCAACCTCAACTGTTACTAATACTAATACTGGGTCTATTCAAATTCCCAATGGCGGGCTCGGAGTTGCCGGTAGTGCATATTTTGGTACATTACCCGATACCAGAATCCAGGTAGGTACCGGCGGCCAATTATTACCAAATGTTCTTGCACAATTTACTAGTAATGTTAATAATTATGCTCAAGTTAATATGCAAAACTTGAACAATAGTCCGTTTTCAAGTTCGGACTTTGTTGCTACAGCAAATAATGGTAACGATACACAAAACTTTATTGACTTGGGTATTGCGGGTAGCACTTACAATTTTCCAGGGTACGGCGCATATAGACCAAACGACGGATACTTATTAGTTGATGGCGGTAATTTATTATTAAACACAGATACTGTTGGCAAATATATTAAGTTTATTGTTGGCGGATTAAACGATAGTAATCAAGTTGGACAATTTAGTTCTGTAGGATTATCAGTTACTGGTAATATCTCTTTAACCGGTAATGTATCGTATACCGCAGGAAATATTGCAAACTGGAATCCAATACCATCTACAATTGGCGAAGCACTAGATCAGATAGTTGCAAGATTAACAAACGCAGGCTTCTAAACGATAAATAATACTAATATCTAGGAATTTAAAGAATGGCTTATACACTTACATACACTACAGCAACAGTAATTACTACACCTCCGATTAATAGTACAAAAGTTACTGTTATTACGAACGTTGCTTGTTATGCAAACATTAACGGAACTGCTACTACAACAAGTGCATATCCAATTGTTGCAGCAAACAGAAAAACAGACATTAACATGCAAGGCATTGGTAATACATTAAGTTTATTACCTTTATCTGCTGCTGTTATTTCAATTACCCAAGTTGGTAACGTAGCCGCAAGTGGAACAGCAACCGCAGTAGCTGGTGGCGGCGCTGGTAATAGTTATACTAACGGTTAATGAGAGACGACAATGAGAGCAAGTGAAATTATACGTAAAATAGCTGATGTGTTAGATGCACAAGAAGCCAATCAATCAAGTTCGACACAAATTACAAATCGTCCAGAGCAATCAGACGTACCTACTGGTCAGCCAACTGATACAGCCGGTATTGAAGGTGCGGCACAAGTTAATGTTAAAACAATGGTTCCACCATTACAACAAAAACTTGATTTAATGAAGCACTTAGCTGGTATTACTAGTACTGGTGTTAGTCCAGGCGGTATTAGCCCAGGATCAGAAGAACCTTGCGAAGTATGTGGATCTTGCCCATGCGGTTGCGAAGCCGAACCCGAAGATGAACTATCAATTATGAAAGCTAACGCTGGCATTGCACCCGCTGTGATTGCTATCGCAGACGAAGACGAACCTTTCGAAGGGTAAGTCGTAAATGACCATCCAGAAAATATTCAGTAGTAGAAGACCAAACATATTTGGCAATGCCTATGTAGGCGAAGCCGGACGTCCTTTCTTTGATGAAAATGAAAAACTACTACGAGTAAGTGATGGTCATACACCGGGCGGTACTGTTATGGTACCAAACTTACTTGATGGCCAAGCAAACTTAAACGTATTCAACGTAACAGTTCAAGGCAATACTACAACTGTTAATAATATTACTTCCAATAATCAAACAACATTAACTGGTGTACTTACAGTAACTGGTAATGCCGCGTTTAATGGTAATACCAGCATAACAGGTAATGCCTTGTTTACTGGAAATACAGATTTCGTTGGTCCAGTTAGAATTTTTGGAACAATTTACCAGATAGGCGACAGAATTACAACTGGGTCTAGTACCTTTACTGGCAACTCATCTTTTACTGGTAACTCAGTTTTTACTGGGAATACAACCTTTGTTGGTCCTATTTTCAGCACTGGTACTCGTATTAGTCAAGGCGATAGTATATTCAATGGTAATGTAACAACCAATGGTAACTTAATTACAGTTGGCAATACATACTTCAATGGATATATATTATTCAATGGCCAAACTATACACCAAGGTAATTTAACTACTAGTGGTAATTTAATTGTCAATGGCACAAGCTATTTTACTGGAGATGTAACAGAAGTTGGTAATTTATTAGTTACGGGTAACACTATTAACAATGGTACCGCTACATTCAATGGTACAACTATTCGTAATGGGAGTACCATTAGTAATGGAACTACTACATTCAATGGTAATGTAACAACCAATGGTAATTTATTAATAATTGGCACCACCACACAAGTTGGTAATTTAGTTATTACGGGTACTGCAATTAATAATGGTCCAAGTATATTCAATGGTAATACCGTTATAAACGGCGTTTCAACTAATAATGGCCCGTCATCATTTAATGGCAATATCACCACCAATGGTAATAGCATCCAAGCTGGAACTGCAACATTTATAGTATCAACAAACAACATGAATACCGGTGCAGTAGAAATTACCGGCAATGCTCAAGGGCTAAGTCAACCACCGGCTCTGCCAGGTGTAATGTTGCATGTTACCGGACAAGACAATGGCACCACTCCAGGTAGATCATATTTTGATGCTGTAGGACAATATAGTATTATTGTTGGTCGCAAGTTTAATGGAACCGTTGCTAATCCAACACAGGTCTTAGCAGGCGAAGAAGTATTTCGTTTAGCCGGCACAGGATATCCAACAGGCGGCTGGCCAACTACTGGTGTAGCACAAATTCGTTACATTGCAGATGAAAATCAAACACAAACAAATCGTGGCGGTCACCTTGATTTCTTAACAGTTCCAATTGGTTCAAATGTTGTTACACAGGTAATGTCAGTAAGTGCTACTACTGGTGTAACAGTTTTGGGTAACATTGCTGTTGGTAATGTAGCGATCACTAACAACGAAACAATTGGTGGCAATGTAACTGTAACTGGCAATATTACCGCCGGTAATGTAACAGCAACAACTCATTATGGTAATGTTATTGGTACTAATATAACATTGTCTGGAAACATTACTGCCGGTAATATAGCAGTTAGTTCAAGTGGTACACTATCCACACCAAGAGTTATTATCAATGATGGCGGTTTGCGAACAGTAACAGGCGGAACAACATTAACAGTTGATTTTAACTCAGACAGTAGAATACTTTGGTATGTACCAGCAGGTGATACAACTATCACTTTATCAAACTATACTGCCGGTGCCGAAGTTGCTGTTATGGTTAGAATGGGTGGTACAGGTCGTAACATTGCTCTTGGTGTAGCTGGTGTGAACAATACCACAACTGGTGCCACGGGGTCAACTACTTTAACTGGACACGGCCCAGGCGCCCTATACGGTGCTAACCAAGCAGTTGCTTTGGTATACACCTGTTTTGACACTACACAGGCTAACTGCTACGTTCGAGCAAGTTACGTCTAACCAAACAGCTTGACAAACCACAAGTATCATAGTATAATCACGTAGTTAAGTCTATAAATATTAAACTATGATACTATCTTACTTACTCTTAATATCTGGATTATCTATTTCTGCTATAGCAGAATATTATTCCATTATGGGCTTAATGGCCATATTCTCTGCTGCACCTGGTCCAATCGCTGTTATGGGTATTAGTTTAGGTGTTGGTAAACTGGTTATGGCAAGTTGGATTAAACAATATTGGGCCCGTATCCCAACAGCAATGAGAGCATACGGCTTAGTATCGGTTAGTATCCTTATGATGATAACCTCAATTGGCTGTTTTGGCTATCTATCAAAAGCACACAATGATCAAAACTTAGTGTCGGGCGATGTAGGTGCTAAACTTGCTATCTATGATGAGAAGATTAAAACAGCACGTGATAATATTGAAGCTGATCGTAAGCAATTACGCCAAATGGATGATGCTGTTGACCAAGTCATGGCTCGTAGTACGAGTGAAACTGGCGCAGACAAGTCAGTGGCTATCCGTAAGAGTCAAGCCAAAGATCGTGCAACACTAGCCAAGGATATTGAAGCTAACCAAAAGACTATTAGCACTCTTAACGATGAAGCCACTCCTATACGTGCAGAGAATCGTAAAGTAGAAGCTGAAGTTGGACCTATCAAATACATTGCGGCATTTATCTATGGTGTTGCACCTGATGCTAGTATGTTAGAAAAGGCAGTAACATGGATCATCATAATGATTGTTGTTGTATTTGATCCGCTAGCAGTTATTATGTTGCTAGCCGCACAAATGACTTTTGCATGGAATCGCAAACCCGAAGAAGAAATCGTAGAAGATCCAGCTACCATAGTATGGACAGAGGAAATAAAAACCCCAGATACCTCTGCGACAGATTCTACTTTTGTAAATGTTGAAGAACTTGAACCGGTATTCGAACGTGAAGAAATTCCCGACTTTACCGATTACTCAGATGGCCATATAGCCGATCCAGAACCCGACGAAGAATTACCAGTAATTAAACCAAGATGGACAGGCTTTTCCTTTCCAATGTCTAGTATATTTGGTAAACCTAAAGAAGAAACATATCACGAAGGTGATTATAGTCCGTATGTTCCGCAACAGAATTTAATAGAGGAAGTAGAATCAGTTAAAGAACCCGTACTAATTACACGTATTGCATATCCGGAATCTAACTACAATACATCAATGGATGAACGCCCCGGCGATTATGTTGAACCACCTGTTCGTTCAGAACTGCCACGTGAAGCAGCACCAGGTCGTAACCGCGGGGTAATGATACCAATCTCAGCACAAGCAGATAACAATGTAGTAGAATTAGGCAAAGCAAGTACTAGTGGGTTTGGCAACACATTCCCAACTAATCCACAAAGAGGTGATGTTTATTTACGTACAGACTACTTACCAAATCGTTTGTTCAAATTTAACGATACTAAGTGGATAGAGATTGACAAAGATAGCACAGACCTGTATGCTTACGATGAGCTGTATATTAAACATCTAGTAGATGAAATTGCAGCCGGACGTTATGATACAGATGAATTAACGGATTTAGAGCGCAGTCAAATTGAAGAATTTTTAAAGAAGTAATAACCCAACTAAATAAAACATATGGCATATTATCCAAAGAACGACATAGCGAATCTATGTAAAGGCAATACCGTTACCTTACGTGAAGGTGAACCAGTAGAGAAAGCACTACGTAAATTCAAAAAGAAAGTCCTAGAATCGGGCTTACTTCGTGAACTTAAAGAACGCGAAACCTACGAAAAACCAACTACTGCACGTAAGAAAGCTAAAGCAGCAGCCAAGAACCGCTGGCGCAAAAAGTTAGCTTCTGAATCACTTCCAAAAAAACTTTATTAATTTATTGCTTAATTAGATTACGAAACTCGGGACTATACATTAGTTCTAAGTTTTTTAATCTACGATTATAAGTTAAATTCCATAATTGATCTAAATCTTGTGACATTAGATCATCTAATGTCTGAATAATCATTGTAATTTTTTTACGCACATCAGGTTCTTGATCATATGAATGATCTATAATATCGTTGAATGTATCTATCCCAACGCTATTAAGATAATTAATAATTCCCACTGGGCCAAGTATGACAAATAGTTGCCCAGAAAACATTGGCTTCCACGCTTTTTCACTGATAAATTCCATATCAGTAGTACTTTCAACAACATAATCTATATAGCATTGGCTATGCACTAAGCTGGCATTGCTAGTGTAATACCAATTGTCTACTTCGGGCTCACCAGGAATATCTATATATCTCGGCGAGTTTGCTTTTACTATCTCAAATTCTTCTGTGGGCATCTGTTGTTGTAAATCTCTCCAACTACAGGTTATTAATTGTTCAAATCTTTTGGGGATAGTATCGAAGCTAATTTTACAACGATTAACCCACGGTTGTTTGAGTAACTCTATAAAATTAATAGCACGAGGCAATCGTGGAGTACGAGTTAAGCATGATAATGCATACGGACGTAATTGTACAATGTCTGGTTTGGTTAATGTTTGATTACTAATTAATTCAAAAAAATATTCAGAATTGAACGTCATATGTATTGCCCTTCATTTTAACATTATGTATAATATTGTGTATAAATACTTATGTAGATGCCGAATAGTCGGGTCTACAATTTATAGTCATCTTGCTTAAAAAGGAGAAAACAAATGACACAATTACAAATCCATACTCTTGATTTACCTACGTTCGTTAACCAGATTCATCGCCAAACAATCGGCTTTGATCAAATTTTTGAACAGCTAAACAAACAATTCTCAAGTCGTCAAGACAATTACCCCCCACATAATGTAGTTAAACTAGATGACACTCATTACGTCATTGAAGTTGCTGTTGCGGGGTTTGCTGAAGACGAAATCGATGTTGAGCTAAAAGAAAACGTGTTAACTGTCAAAGGCGAACAAGTTAAGCCTACACCAGAAGTAGCACCAGAATACCTGCACAAAGGTATTAGCAATCGTGACTTTACTCGTACTTTCCCATTAGCGGAAAATATCGAAGTATGTGGCGCTACTGTTCAAAATGGTATACTTAGTATTGCTTTAGAAATGTTAGTTCCGGAAGAACAAAAGGCTAAAAAAATTGCCATAACATTTGCAAAATAAGTAACAATGTTGTATAATAAAGGGGTAGGAATTAACTTACCCCTTTATACTGAAAAAAAAATAATTATGAGCGATTCAATGGCAAAAACCAAAACCGAAGCAACAGTACGTCCACAAATTGAAATCAAATCCAATATCCCGGAACCGCCACAATATCGTGTTATCTATATCAACGATGAACAAACTACACAAGAGTTTGTAGTTGAAACACTTAAAGCAATCTTTCATTATGACGAAGGCGCTGCTGAATCAATTACAATGAAAGTACACGAAGAAGGTAGTGCAGTTGTAGCAGTATTCCCTTACGAAATTGCCGAACAAAAAGGTATCGAAGTTACCTTGCTTGCTCGTAATAACGGCTTCCCACTACAAGTTAAAGTAGAACAAGACTCATGATTAATAGGTTAAACTGACAAAAGGTGGTAAATAAACATAAGGAGAATACTTATGTATATCGGCTACATTTATAAAACAATTAACTTAATTAACAATCGTTGCTATATCGGCAAAAGAACAAAACCTATTTTTGATAATAATTATTATGGGTCTGGGATAGCATTACAATCTGCTATTAAAAAATACGGCAAAGAAAACTTCAAAGTAGAAATATTACATTGGGCTAAAACAGTCAATGAGTTAAACCAACTTGAGATAGATACTATTTCTTTATACGAATCACTAAGTGATTTATATAATATTGCAGGTGGTGGCACAGGCGGAAATACTATATTAAATCATCCCGATAAAGACAACATAATTAATCAACGTAATATTGGATTAACAAACTGGCATGCCTCATTAACCGAAGAAGAAAAAGCAATTCGTTCAAAAAAAATAAGTAATGCCAAAAAAGGAAAATCCAACGGACATACTGGGCACAAACACACCCCTGAAACAATAGAAAAAATAAAAGCATCAAATAAAAATTATACAAAATCTGCAGAATGGAAAAAAGCTCATGCAGAAGCATCCGCAAAACGGAAAGGGAAACCCTTTACACAAAAATATAAACCTGTTATAATAAACAACATAGAATATCCATCAATTAAAGATGCTATGGTTGGATTAGGAATAAAACATAGGGCAACATTTTACACAATGGTAAAACAACAAAAAATATCAATAGTATACAAAAATGATCTTCAATAAAATAAGAGAATTAAAAGAACAAGGCAAAAGAATCGGAATTACATTTAGTACATTTGATTTAGGACCACACGCTGGCCATATTTCTATGTTGTCTGAAGCAAAGAATCATTGCGATTATTTAATTGCCGGTTTACAGACTGATCCCACTATTGATCGTGCAGATACCAAAAACAAACCAGTTCAAAGCATTGTAGAACGACAAATTCAATTAGCTGCCTGTCGTTATGTGGACGAAGTTGTTGTTTATGAAACAGAACAAGACTTAATTGATTTATTACTAATCCTCCCAATCGATGTTCGCGTTTTGGGTGTTGAATACGAACTTACAGAATTCTCAGGAAAAATGGAATGTATGCGTCGCGGAATAGAACTTGTATATAATGGTCGTGATCATTCATTCTCCAGCTCAGGACTACGCAGACGTGTAGTGGAATCCGAATCCCTTAAAATCTTAAAGCAAGGATAAATTGTGGATATAATGCTCGACTTAGAATCGTTGGGCACACGTCCAGATTGTGCAATCTTAACATTGGGTGCAGTTAAGTTTGATCCATTTACCCCGGACAAGTTTGGCGATAGCCTATACTTCAGAATTGATGTTGACGAACAGTTAGCATTAGGACGTGAAGTGCAAGCCGACACACTAGAATGGTGGGGCAGGCAAGCCGAAGATGTCCGTGAAGAAGCATTAGGTACAGAAGGCCGAATTAGTCTAGAATCAATGTACAAGCAGTTAAATAAATTTACTGTAGGTGTAGAGAACATTTGGTGTCAAGGTCCTGCATTTGATATTGTTATTCTAGAAAACATCTATCGTCAATGTGGTTGGCCAACGCCGTGGCAGTTTTGGCAAATCCGTGATAGTCGTACACTATTTGGTGTACACGGTGACCCACGTGAAAAAGGCAAAGCTGGATTGCACAATGCACTGGAAGATTGTATTAGCCAAGCACAAGGTGTACAAGAAATTTATCGAGCATTAAAATTAGAAAAGAGAACGTATGCAAATCGTATGGGATAAAAATGTAGTCGACGATCTTAAAAAGAAACATACTGTATTGGAATTAGAAACATTTCCTGTTAACGGTGAAATGTTTAGTTGCTGGTGTGTGGTACCAGCCGACAAGATTGGTGTTGATGGATTAATGAAACTTGATGTATACATAGAACTACACGAAGGTTTTCTCAAAGCGTACAAAGAAAAAAATTATACCCTTGTGCAGGACATTGCTGAACACTTAATGGGACAATTTGGCGGCGAACTAGACTCATTCTACGAAGAAATACTTGGCAGAATTAATAAAACAGAGTAATAACGTTATAGATTATTGATGGTCTTTAAGATCATGGATAGCTTCTGCTACATCATCTAATTCATCGCCGATTGTTTTAACACATTCATCTAATAAATCAACCGAATTGGATATTTCTTTAAAAGAATGAGCAGATATTCTAGTAACTACAACCCCAAAAATCGCTAGTATAAACAAATCACTGAGAAGCACTACCAACATTGGTAAAGAAATATCTTCGAGTACTTTGAAGATTTCGTCCATACTAGCTCCTTAATCGACAGCTTATGCTGCTCTTCTTATACTAGTATTTATTTCGCTAGACATCTTTTGGCGTTTATCATTTGTTTCAAAAAAAAAAATAAATACATAATGTTAGTATTCTTTCAGCAATTATTATTATCAGCAGGATTATTCCTCTTTCTACTTATTTTTGTCCGAGTGGGGCTTGGCTTTTTGATATTAATGGCTTGGTTAGTGGGGTTAACCTTGGCAATCTGTACACTGACAGGCTTAGGTTCGTAAGAGAATTATCCAAGATGGGGAAGTATTATGATGAAATGGTTAAACGATTATAGAAAGGCTACTATGTCGCAACCTCTAACTAATGTTGCAAATGCTTATTATGATCAATGCAGTTGGGTAATGATGCAGATGTATTTCATGCCTTATAGAATTCCAAGCATAATAGGTGACACAAACGCATTTAGTAAAACTTTACAAAATATTTGTAAACCTACTTAGCCTATTATAATGCCCATCCTATAAGAATACCGACTAGTAATGCTACAAGCATAAATCCTGCAACGTGCTTATCTGTCCATAATGCTTGTGTATAATTACTCATATAACTAGCTCCTTGAAAAATGACAGCTCATGCTGTTCTGTTGTACAAGTATTTATTGCTTGAGCCGAGCTTTTACTTCTAACAAATATTCCGGAGTTAATTCAAAACGTTGATGATGTCTACTATGATTTCCGGGCTGTCGTCCATTATTAATTTGACATAGGACATGTTCAAAGTTATCGATTAATTCATCAATAATAAGATCTTTAAATGTTGTATAAAAATGATTAAAGTTATACTCTAATACTTCTTGCATTTCTTGGTGCATTTTCTCTAATGTAATTTGATCCATTGCACATAGTCTAGCAATTTCTGCGGTAATCTTTTCTATTCGTGTATAATGATCTTCTTCTTCATCGTAACTTTCGTCTATCCACCGATTAAATGTTTTAAATCCATAGCTCTTTAAATATTTTAAGTTACCCGGTGCCGCTACTAAAAAGAAAGGACGTTTTGCTACAATAGGTTTAAACACTTTTTCGGTTAAGTGTAACTTAGGATCAAAGTATACTGTTTCAGTAACAACATGAAATAATGCTCTGGTCAAGTCGGCAAAATTAACATTGGCACTCATACTTCCATTTGGAGTTTCTGTGTCAATGATCAATGGTTTATTTACTTTAGATAATACTCTATAAATTTTTGTCCTTGCTCTGTTATCCAATGGATTTTGCGGGTCCATTATAGTACTACGCCAATCACCAAATTCATCATTTAATGTTAAACTGACTAGTCCGTGCTTAACTAAATCTTCATCTATTAGGTTACTAACAAGGTGTAGGCGATATGAACGTAAATTACTAGTCAGGTGATTATAACATATAAATACTTTATCAAAATGATTAAATGAAGTTGGATTCAAATACCGAAAATCTCTATACCAATCTAATGCTGCAAACCCGTGAAAGAAATAATACCAATTATACGAAGTTTCTGATTTTATAAAATTGTCTTTAATGTCAGATTTTTCACTATTGGCTATTATATCAATCCAATTGGGATTAGTATTAGCATAATCATACCGTATAATTGAATTTTTTAAAATTGGTAGATTATAATTGTCAAAGGGTTCCTGGTCAAAAAAGTAGCAATGTAAAAATATTTTGCCAACGTCGGGGGTTTGTTCAATTTCTATTATATCGTTAGTTTTTTTATCTTGCAAAATATCGATTCCCTGGTATGTACCAAACGGGTAGAAGTACACCGTTTTATTATTAGGAAATCGATATATTAAATTATCATGAAGTATATTATAAAATCTGTCTAAGGAAAACATAAATGAATGTAGGATTTATTGGAGTTGGTAAATTGGGAATGGCTTGTGCCGAAACTATGGCAACTAAGCATAACGTAACTGGTTATGATATTTATCCAGTAACTAGCGACAAAATAACTATTGCATCCACTTTGCAAGAAGCAGTTGAGGGCAAAGAGCTAATCTTTATTGCTGTTCAAACACCACATGATCCTATCTACGGTGGCGATCGCCCAATCACACACTTAAAGAATAAAGACTTTGATTACACCGTAGTAAATGATGTACTTCGTCAAGTAAACGAATTTGCAAAACCTGAACAATTAGTAGTTCTTATCTCCACAGTTCTACCAGGCACTACCCGTAGGGAACTGAAGAATAATATTACCAACGCACGTTTCATATACAACCCTTACCTCATCGCAATGGGTAGTGTTGAGTGGGACATGGTTAACCCAGAGATGGTTATCATTGGTACTGAAGACGGTAGCGAAACAGGCGATGCAAAATTGCTAACTGACTTTTATAACACAATCATGGAAAACAATCCGAGGTACGTAGTAGGTACGTGGGATGAAGCAGAATGTATTAAAGTATTTTACAACACCTTTATTAGTGCTAAGATTGGTATTGTAAATATGATTCAAGACGTAGCTATTAAACAAGGTAACATTGATGTAGACGTAGTAACTAATGCACTAGCAAACTCTACTATGCGTATCATGGGACCTAAATATATGACAGCAGGTATGGGAGATGCAGGGCCGTGTCATCCACGTGATAATATTGCCTTGCGTTACCTTGCTGAAGAATTAGATTTGGGGTATGACTTATTCGATGTTATAATGAAAGCACGTGAGCAACAAGCAAAGAACATGGCACGTTTCATTTATGATAATAGAGAAGGTTTACCAGTATTCATACACGGTAAAGCATATAAACCTAACGTAACCTATTTAGAAGGTAGTTACAGTTTGTTAGTAGGATACTACTTGCAAGAGATGGGTATTACCCCTACATATATCGATCCGTTAACTGAACCAACAGTTCCTGACAGTATTATGGGAGTTATACTGTTGGCACACAATCAACAGATAACATACGGATATTCCGGTGTTACTGATAATCAAAATTTATATTGTCGCATTGATCCGGGCAGTATTATTATTGATCCATGGCGCAAGTATCCACAAACAGGAAATATTAAAGTTATCCATTATGGCAACACACGTAATAACCAAATATAAACTAGACAAGTTCTGGGATGATGAGTTTAAGACATTAAACTATATCTCAGAACCGTTTAACGATCCTGTAAGTGTTAACCAATGGCTATCACAAGGTTACCAAGGCAAGATCTGTGGCGAACTATGCGATATGCGACACACATTACCAAGTTGGAGTAATAAATTTATTGAATTGTACACCGCCGAGGGATGGAAAGATATCGGCATTGCTTTTTATCGTATGCGTACTGGTACAGTAATGCCTAATCATAGCGATTTATATAAGCGTTACATAGAACTATTCAACTTACAGGGTAAAGAACAAACTATTAATCGTGCTTTAGTATTACTAGAAGATTGGAAGTCCGGGCATTACCTAGAAGCTCTAGGTTCACCGGTAGTAGGGTGGGTCGCTGGGCAAGTTGTGGAATGGAATTATGATGCTCCACACATGGCCGCAAACTTAGGATTAGAAGATAGATACACACTTCAAATAACAGGGCATAAATGATTAGTTCATTCAATGAGTGGGATCCACTTAAATCAGTTGTAGTAGGTAGTGCAAAATACGCAAACTGGCCAACAGATGACCCAGTATTTGCACAAGAGTCTGAAAAAACTTTATGGAAAGATACACCAGTCCCATCAGGGCCAGTGCCACAGTTCATAATCGATGAAGCCGACGAAGATCTAAATATACTTGCATATACCCTGGCACAATTAGGAGTAGAAGTTATCAGACCTGCTCCGCGTAACTATCC